GTGCCTGTTTAGGTTTTACCGCATCGGCCGCTTTATCTACAGATGCAATAGACTCAGGTTCGCTTACTGGACTGGCGTCCTTAGCACTACCTTTTGCCTTTACACTTGACATTGCTTCCGCTTCTTCGAGAGTTTCTTCCACGATTTCGTTAACTACTTCATCAGTAGAAGTCTCGACCTCATCATTTCTGATTTCATCTGTCATAATTGACTCCCTATTAATTTCGAGATTTAATTAACGAGAGGAAATTTTTAAATTCTCTTACAGAAGTCTCATAAGCGACTTTTCTGGGAGCATTTTTAATTTCTGTCTCCATTTCTTCAATTTCTTGAGGTTTTAAAACACCGTTATTCCAAACCCACTCAACACCTTCCATTATACCATTAACAAATGCTTCTGGTGCCGATGGGTCTTGCACGATATCAACTGTGCTAAGAATGAAGTCCTCTCGGACTTGCATAGCGCCGTTTCTATTCTCAAGACTACCCATACCACGAGTTGACACTCCTAGTTGAACTCCGCCATCAAGAAGACCTTTTACAATCTTACCATTTGGCGTATCAAGTATTTGCGCCTTTCCTACTACATCACTTCCCTCAAATTTGAGTTCTTTGATTAAGTGTGAAACCTTATCTAAATTAACAGTTGGTCCTTCTGGGTGATTTAATTCACCGACCGCTCTGTTAGTTTTTATTTGTTCTTTATCATATTTTGCAACTGCCTTTTCCATGATTGCTTTGGGATATACTCGACCATTTCTATTCTTTTTGTCGGTTTGTGCAAATATCCCTTGAATCTTATACTGCTTTTCACCAGCATCGTTCTTTTCAACAATACATTCTAAACTACTTTCTGTATATTCTGTAATTAATTTCATGTAAGTTCCTTTATAGTTGCACTTATTGCCTTCTCGGCATCTTTTTGATTCTTATATGAATCTAACTTATCACCATCCACATATGCGACAAATGGCAGACTACCAGTATCTTTGGTAATCACCACGTCTATACGATTCATCTTTTTCTTAAAGACGATTTTACCTTTTGGTTTTACCGCCTCTCTAAGCGAAAAAAATGTTTTCATAATAAGTTTTCCTCTTTGTCTTATTATTTATACAAAAGAGGTTTTTTAAAACTTATTGCTCTATACTATCTGTCGTTTCGTCTGAGATTTCTTCGCCAGGTGTCTCTAATTCACTCTCATCGCTAGTTTCAGCACTAACTTCTAATTCATCTGAGGTGTATGTAGGTTCTGCGATATCATCTATACCATTATAAACACTATTAGCAAGTTCTACTTTTCTACTGTCCATAGCATCATTTAATTTAGTATCTAAGATATCTTTAAAAGAACCTTCAGCATTAGTTAAGTCGCCATCTAATATCTGGTCAATCATATCTGCTTGAGGATTAGACATAACCTCTGCGGCATCATCAACCGCAGATGGCATATCATCTTGGTCATGATACTCTACTTCTGTAGGTTGGTCTAATTCTGCTTCAACTTCTTGGTCAGAAACGTTGTCATCAAGTTCTAATTCTTGTTGTTCTTCGTTTTCGTTAATCATAATTACGCCTTTTTAGTTGTTTTCTTTTTAGCAGTTGCTTTCTTAACTGCAGTTTTTGCCTTAGTTGCAGTCTTTTTTACTGCAGTTTTGGCCTTCTTAGCAACAATCTTAGCATCTTCTTTATCTACATCACCGTCACCGTCTTGGTCAGCAACACCGATAAACCATGCTTTAATTTTTGCATACAAGTCTTTTATATAATCCATTCTATTCTCCTAGATTAAAAGTTATCATCACCGCCAGCATCTGATTCTTCATCGCCACCACTAGCGGCATTTTCACCTTCAACTTGCGCCTTCATTTCGTCAATGTCTTCTTCGGACATTTGCATGACGTTTTTCATTACCCACTCACGTGAGAAATATTCACCTACGTATTGAGATATTTGGTCCATAGTATTTAATCTATTCTGTAATATCTCGGAGTCTTTCAACTCTGCAAAGTGATTATCTCTTAAGAAGTCAACAGTAATGTCGTTCTTCCAGAGATTCCAATCTCCATCAGTAATAATACCTTTGAGGATTAGTTGCTTTCTTAATATCTCAGTAAAGAGTTTTGAAAATCTTTTTCTTACTTTGTCAATAAACTTTTGAAACTTGACTTCATCACGATTAATCTCAGTACTTCTACCAAGACTAAATTGTGCTTCTTGTTCTAATCTGCTAAGTGGTACGTTCAATGAACGATACAATCTTTTCTGAAAGTAAACAATATCATCTATTTGACCTAAGTTTTCACCACCAGGTAATGTAGTAATTTCTGTTCCTCTACCACCTTCACGTCTAGGTAACCAAAAGTCCTCAAGCATTGACATGTGCTTTCTATCATCTTTTAATTCACCAGTACTTGCATCATAAACTAACTTGTTTCGATAACGAGTCATAATGTCTTTCATATATGCTTCTGATTTACCTCTTGGCATATTACCAACATCGATGTAGAATATTCTTCTTTCTGGCGCTCTTGCTAATCGATAGATTACAAGAGAGTCTTCCATCATTCTTAATTGATTGATTGGTTTTAATGCTTTGTGTAAATAAGATACAACAGTTTTCTTTGTTGGGTCCATAAGACCAGATGTAACATATGATACTGAATCAGGTGATAATCTCACACCCTGATTACTACCAGTCTTTTCTTGAAAGATGTAAAACTCTTCTACTTTATCTACAATCTTGGCACCAGTTGCAGGGTCTTTCTTGTATTTGACATTCTTAACTTTTCTTATTTTAGTAGCATCAATGTTTCGAATGTCTTGTATACCAAGTTTAGGTTGTGATTCGTTGACTATTAAGTGATGATATAGTCTACCATCAATGTAATAAGACCTAAAGATATCTGTACCCATTTCAGTAAACTTCATCATACCAATAACTTTATTGAATTCTTCTATCATTGTTTTCTTGATATTGTCTGGTGCATCTACGTTATCAAGATTTAATTCGACTGGTGCTTCATTTTCAGACCCTACGATTGCTTCATTAACAATATCTTCTATCGCCGCATCGACTTCTGGGTGAACTGCAACACCACGATATTTAAGTACTAGTTGTCTATTATCTTTTGCTTGATTGCCGTCCATGTCAATGAACTGGCCATAGTGAGACCCACTTGCAGTTACATATCCAGCACCATCAGGGTCTGTGGGTGTGACCACTGATTGAAGTTTTTTCTTTTTCTCTTCTTTTTGTTTATCTTCTGCTCTTTTTAGTTCAAAACCAAAAAGTTTCAGAATACTATTGTCTTGTTCTGCCATATATATTTCTCATATTATATTCAATTCGCCCATAATAAAGAGCAAGTTTTATTCTTACTCTTTATTTATATATGTTTTAAGACTACGATGTAGTGTTACTTTCCCAATATTGTATTGCAAACTCAACTGTAAACTCTTCAATAGTGTCTACTGTTTCATAGTTTAAGTCAATTGCACTAATATTTATAGGGAATGCACCTCTAAAATTATAAGTCTTGATGACCGATTCGTCTCGGTCTAACTGTTCTACGATTAAATCTGCTTGATAATCAACAGGGTTTGTTAGACCAGTATTTGCTTTATGATTGTTAATACCATTCTGCCATCTTTCCATAGCATTTCTAACATTAAAATCAGTATCGTTAATTATTGTTGCAGTCCAAGATTCAAACGTTCTATCACCTGCTACTTTAAGTTGACGACCTCTAAAAGGTACAATTAACTCATTCATAACTGCCGCAGGTAATTGAGCGGCCTTACATAAAAATGAAGTCAATTCAACGTCTGCTTCTGCATATGCAGGAAAGTTAATAGTCGCTTTAAAGAGATTAGGTCTAGCACCACCACCTCTTATCTTGGATTTAAAATCATCTACGCCCATTATTGCCATTACTTATCTCCTTAAACTGTTCCTACGACTTCTTCAAACTCTACACCAGTTCTAACTGCTACAAAGTTAAGAGTCACAAAGTTAATGCTTCTTGCAGGTTTAATAAATATACTTGCAATAAACTCGTTTCTATCTATAACTGCCGCGGTGTTATTTGTTGAATCACAAACAACCCTAAAGTCTGTTATACCCCTTCGACCTTGAATTTCTCTTAAGAAAGGTTCGACAATGTTTACGAACTCAGCACGAGTAAACTCATCGTTGAATTCAAACATTACATTTCTACCAGCAATCGCAATTGCTCTTTCTATACCTAAGAATAATCGTCTGACATTGATTCTATCAAATGCAGATGGTCTAGATTCGTTAGTTTTATCACCGAACAACATAATACCTTGACCTGGTATATTTGCTATTGGGTTTATACCTGCTTTATAAAGTGTATCTCTTTCAGATTTATTTGGACTTAATTCGATATCTGTAATACCTAGATATCTACCACGTCTTTGTCCAGCAGGTGAGAACCAATTTGCCGCAACTAAGTCAGTTGCCGCCATTAGACCTGCAGTACTTGATGCCGCAGGAATCTTAATAAATTGGTCGTTATACTTATCAAATACTTTCAGATAATTATTATCTTGTACTAGATAAGATGATTTAGTGTATGTGTTATTACATGCTAATACTGCCGTATTTGTACCAAGTGTGACTGCCGCATTTCTACTAGGCGATGCAACTGCTACACAATCTTTTCTTAATGATGATGCAGTAGCAACTAAGTCATTTACAACTGTAGTTGCATTAGCATCTGCGATAGATTCTGGAGCAATTAAGAAGTCGACTTCAATATTGTCAACATCTTCAAACTTATCAAAACCTCTTAATATGTCATCTGTACCTAATGATGATGAACTAGCACCACCAGTAAATGACCATTCGTTTTGACCTGTTCCAAAAGTTACATCAGAAGCAAAGTTTTGAGAACCATTTACTGCCGCAGTATCCCATAAAGCACCAGAGAAATCGTTGATTCCATCTGAATCACCATGTCTATGAAATGCGCCAGCATAAATGTATTCTGAACGTGCTTTGATAACATCTTTGTAATAATTAGACGTACCATCAGTTGCTTTTGCATTAGAGGCAACTGATAAGAAAGGATATGTTTCTAAAACTGTACCAGCAGTTCCTGATATTTCACCATCTTCGTCAACAACTGCTATATGTATTTCATCGTTTTTACCACCAAGACCACTTACAAATGAAGAAGTCCCTGGTGCGGCATCAAATTGTGATTTGTATGTCCATGAATTAAAATTAATAGCACCACTACCGTCTGAGTCTGAACTTCCACAGACTGATACTAATAAAGAGTTACCTAATGCCCCTGGAAATCTTCCAATAAATGCACCATCATTTGAGTCGATTGATGCGGCCTCAAATGCATTTAAATTGTTTAATGCTTGGTTAGTTGCTACTGCATTAGTACCAGTTTTATTGTTAACTGCTAGAGAGTTTCTAGCATCTGAGTCTGTCTCACGTACTACTTGTAGTGCATTAGAGTATTTTAAAAAGAAAGCGGCCGAGTGAAAGTCAACCGTATTGTCAGTTGTTGGTGCAGAAAAAACTTCTACTAGTCCTGCTTCGTTTGAAACAAGTGTAGTTTCTCCTACTGGTCCCCAACCGAAGTTACCTACAAAAGCACCTGTATTAGTTGCAACATTAGGGACTACTCCCGTTAAGTCGATTTCTTTTACAGTTACCGCAGGCGATGCCGAAGGTGTAAATAATGCCATGATTCTATCCTATTCGTTTGTCTAATTATAAGTTATCATAATACGGTTATATTTCAATATATGCTTTTATTTATACAAAAGGTGTTTTCTACCACTCTTCTTGTATGATTTGGTCATTGTGTTGTTCAAACCAACGTTCTGCTTCTTCTTTTCTTTCTAGTTCTTGTTCAAACTGAGTTCCATCATCTATGAATCCAACAGGTGGTACATCTTCATCTATTTCTTTCATTCTATCTTCAAACATTATTTTTTTCAAGTCAATGTCAGTTAAGTCTCTAAAATACGTACCAGAAACAAAGTAACCAAATAATACTAGATTCATCATTAGGTCGTCATGATTACCATCACTTGCTTCGTAAGATTGACCTCGAGCAGTAAATGTAGATATTTCAAGTATCGTTTGTTCATCGTATATCTGGAGTTTACGATGCTCTAGAATATCTTTAATTGATGAACACCCAATACGTTTTACTTTACGTGTCATTTCAATACCAATTCTATCTGCCTTAACTGCAGATTCCATGTGAATATTTTCATATTCTAGTTCTTGATATAGTCCATTGCAGACTACAGAACCCTGGTCATTTGATTCTATAACAACATAACAGTCATTATAGAATTTGGCGTACTTATATATAATATTAGGAAACAAAACAGGAGAAATAGTATTATTGCGATAAACAGCGACTTGTTTAAAGGGCCTAGTGCTAATATCGATAACGTTAAACGTAGAATAATCCTGTCCCCTTCCTTTGCAGACATCTACTGTCATGATGTATTGGTGGTCTTTAGTAGGTTCTCGATAAATTAATAAATCACCATTCTCTCGTACCTTTCGTGGATTCTTTGCACGAAAACCCATGAGTGTTTCACCATTAATCAAAGTATCACCTGTACCAAAGAATGTGTTACCAAACTCTTGGTCGAATTGTAAAGCAGACGTATTTGCGATTGTCATTTCTTTCCATTTCTCGTCACGTCCAGGGACATCATTCCAATTTACAGTAAATGGCACAAACTCATTTACATTTTGACATGCACCTTCCCATAGTTTATGAAACGTATTACCGATTCCATTTGCAGTCGAAGTCACGATTACTTTCGTATCAGTACCAGCAGAAATAACAGGATATGTAGATGTGTAAAACTCATTGGCACGTTCTACAAAAGCAAACTCATCAAGATACAATAGGTTGACTGACATACCACGAATCGAACTACCAGAAGTTGCCGATGCGATAATACGACTGTTGTTACTAAATTCTAGTGAACCTTTGTTAAGTGCTTTGGTACCTGGTTGAAGAAAGAAAGGTAGATTCTCTAACATAAGAGTTATTCTTGCTAACATTTCTCTTGCTACTGCACCTTTGTTTGCCAGTATCGCAATCGTTTTTTCGGGGTGAAAACATGCATACCATAATAGATATGCAACTGAACTAATTGATTTACCTGATTGTCTACATGCTAATACAATAGAAAATCTGTTGTTATCAAAATGAGAAAACATTTGATGTTGATATGGATATAGTTTAAAAGGCACAAGACCTTTGTCAAGTGAAATAATTTTTAAATACGTTTCGCAAAAGTATGCAGGGTCTTTACTACACTTTACGTATTCTTTGATTTCTTTCTTAGTAAAGTCATGTTGAACACCATCACGTTTAACATTTACGTTACCGAGATAAGTATCATTCTTCTGGTTCAACATCTATAATATTCTCTTTTTGTATTAATCTTTGTAATTCTGTAGTTGTGCCTACAAAAAGATTATTAGTCGTTTGTCCTATTTGTTTGATATCCTCTTCATTTTTTACTTTTTTTAATTTAGCATTAACGTCCATCAACTTGTCGTTAACATCTGCTATTTGTTTTACCATGTTACCAAATACTTCAAAAGCACGTGGGTGTTCTGATTCTCTGGCAACATCTGCCATTAAATCTAGAGTCTCTTTACTCTTTTCTATAAGTTCATAGTAAGTTTTACGACTGTATTCGTAATCTGCATCTACGTTTTTATTATCTGTTTCTTTCATGTCCTATCTCCAACCACCCAGTTATAATGTATTTATCTTCTTTTAAATCTGGATTCGCACGGTGTGTATGTGTAAAATATGCAGGCCAAATAACTAATTTACCAGTTTCTGGTTTTATTGATAGTTCTTGATGCATAAAATCTGTATATCCTGTATCAGTATCATTTAAATAAACCATCCAAACACCAAATCTATT